ATGTCCGGGGGCACCCCTTGCGGGAAAAACAGGCAGCGACGAATCACCATCGGGTCATCGTCTTCGGTCGTGGCAGCCCTGCCCCGGCACCTGGTTCCCCCGCTTTGAGGTTGCATGGTGTGCAGGCCGCTTCGAGGTGGTCGGGTGCGTCGTGGGCGCACCCCCAGCACCTGCCTTTGCCGTGTTTGTGGTGGACACAGCCGGCGGTGATGAGGCAGTGCACGTCTTGCCGGCCCCGGGTGTGCCAGGTGCCGGGGTACGCCAGTTGGCAGCGCCCCCCGTCCCTGCGCAGGACGTTGGCTCTGATGGTCCGCCACCGTCGGGTGCTGCCGCCGTGCCATGCGGTGCTCACGTCAGCCCCACATCATCTGCCACGCGACGACGATGACGATGGTGGCCATGGCGGCGACGGCAAGGGTCATCATGAGGCTCACGTATTCGCCGTCGGTGCTGTTCTCGTCGAGGTTCATGAGCCGGTGGTACGTCTTGCGGATGTAGTCGAGCATGGCCACTCTCCTGCCTGTGGGGGCTGAGGCTGTCCCGCTGTCCCCCCCCTATAGGGGGCGGGGGGGACAGTCGGTCCAATGGTGCCTGCGGAACAGTTGGGGACAGTTGTGGGGACAGGTCGGGGACAGGTGTCTAGCTGCTGAAACTCTCTTTTGTTGTGAATCTTGGGGACAGTTGGGGACAGGACGGGGGACAGATCTTGCGGGGACAGCTCGGGGACAGCTCACATTCGACTTTGACGCTCTTTAAGTTCCTTCACGACGTCCGCCATGAGGTCGTTACGCCACGAGTTCCGGCCGGTGCCCTTCAACCACATTTTGAGGCTGTCCCGGCCGCTGATGCGGGGCACACCCGCGGCGATCAGTTCGTCGACGATCACATCGACCTCCCGGTGTGCCCTCGCCAGTGCGGCAGGGTCACCGGTTTCGTGGCGGGTGCGACCGTCCAACCACATTCCACCGTCGGCGCGGACACCGTTCCGGACGATCGTGAATGTGCCCTCCCCCAACCCTGACCGGGTGTGTGTGCGGTGCAGTTTCAATGTCGTCGTGATCGATTCCTCCCCGTCGGCGGTGTCCCTGCGCTCATTGTTGCGGGACAGTTCCCACACCCCGTCGACGTCTTGGGATTTCGCCGACGACCCGCGGGAGCCTTTCTCCGAGTCCTTACCGAAGTGGTCGAGTCGCAGACACGCGACGCCGCGGGCTTTCAACTTCTCGTGAACCTTCTGGTAGAGCTGCAGCCACGTGTCGGAGTCGTTCTCTTTCCCCCCGATGAACCGGGACACGGTGTCAAGGATGACAATGTCCGCGCCGTGGAACAGGGCGAGGGCGACCAATTCGGAGGCTGCTTTGTCGGACTGGTCGAGCGTCCCCGAGAAGTTCGGGAACTGCTTGTAGATCAGGTTCCCGAGCATGTCGGGGGTGGCGCCGAGCGCACGCGCCCGGGTGATGACGTCGCGCAGGCTGTTCTCCCGGTCCAAATACAGCACCCGCAGCGGGACGCGGCCGGGGTCGCCGAGGAACGTCCGGCCGGCGGCGCACCGAATCGCCCAGTCGAGCGCGAACAGGCTTTTGCCGACCTTGCCGTCACCGACCAATGTGACCTGCTGCCCGCGTTCCATGAACTTGCCGGGCAACCAGTCGATGTGGGTGAAGTCCGTCGCGAACGCCGCTTCCCAGTCGAGCGACGGGAACCGGGTCCGCACATACTCGTCGGCGTCCGCGTCAGGCCCGTCCCCGCCCAACTCTGAGCGGGTTTTCGCGACGTCCGCGGCCTGGTCTCTCTGCTCCTGCGGGACGTCGTCGTACGGGTCGTCTTCGGGTTCCCTGTCGTCCCACACGTTGCCGTCGGGCACGGACGGGAGGGCTTCAACGGCCAGTTCGTCACCGACCTGCATCGCCAGTTCCCATTCGCGGTGCTTCTCGGTGCCCGCCTGATGCGGGTTACGGGCGGTCACGCGGCACGCTGCTCTGCGACGAGACGCTGAACCTCGGCGTCGGCTGCTTTCCGTTCGGTGGCCTGCTCATACCAGCGTCCGAACACGAGCACCTTGTCAGGCGGGTATTCGGCGTTGACTTCGCGGCCGCGCTGCTCGTACCCGGCGTCCCACGCGGCCTGGTATTCGAGGTCGGCGCGGTCGGATCCGGCCAAATATCCGGCGGTCCACGCGAGCAGGTATTCGTCGGAAGGCGGTAGAGTGGTGGTAACGCCAGTCAGAGCGTCAGCGGCAGATGTCCCGCGGTTGAAGCCCCCGTTCGCGAGACGGGGGCTTTTGCTTGTGCTCATGCCGTGTCACCGCCGCGGGCACCTTTGCGGGCTGCGCGGGCCTGCGCCGACTTGAGCGTCAGCCGCAGGTAGAACGCCTTCTTGGCGTGGTCGGCGCGTACCGCAACCTCGACGTCGGACAGTTCGGGGTGGCGCGCGCGGACCTCCCGCTCGAACCGGGACATGGCGGCCGTACGGGCGGCGGCGGTGCGCTTGGCGCGGTCGTCAGTGTTCGACCATGAGACGTGGGCTGCGAGCTGTGCGCGTAAGGTGCGCTGCTCTGGGGTCAGAGATGTCTGATACTCCCGTGACACAGGTGCCTCCTGCTGGAAGAGGCGCATTCCTGCACCTCGACTCAGCGGGAGTCCGGCTCTAGTGGCATCCCCCGACCGGCCAGCGGTCGCCTAGGGTGCCTCCGATGCCCAACCTCGCCCTGGGGGGCTGAGGTCCGCGCGTTCCGCGCGCCACGTAGGGGGTTCGCCTGCGATGGTTCCCACGTCACTGCCGGACCTTCGGACACGAGCCCGTGGTTTCCGGTGTCTTTCGACTACTCGATCTACATTAGCACAGAGGTTCGACTAGAGACGATCCCCTCGTGCAGCCCGGCGGTGAGCCTCTCGTGCACGCTCATCCGCCGCGCTCGCCGCGTACCGGCCGACCATCTGCCGCGACCGCCACCCTGCCAGCCGCATCAGGTCTGTCTCCTGCCCGCCGGACGCCAGCCAGTCGTTGGCGAAGCTGTGCCGGAAGCGGTGCGGGTGCACGTCGGGCACCCCCGCTTCAGTGCCGCGCCGTTCCAACATCTGCGCCAGCCCGGACGGCGTCATCCGGCCCTGACGCCCCAACCACAGCGCGGTGGTGGCGGTCGCCTTCGGATGTTTAGCCCTGGCCCGGACGTAGCGGCGTAGGGCGTCCGCGGTCTTCGCCCCGAACGGCGCCGCCCGGCCCCGGCGGCCCTTGCCCATCACCTGCAGCACATCCTGATCCCAGTCGACGTCCTCGACGGACAGCCCGGAGATCTCACCGAGACGGACGCCGGTCTCGATCAGCACGCGCAGGATCGCGGTGTCACGGCGGGACTCGAACCCGGTGCCCTTGCACGCGTCGAGCAGCCGCCGCAGTTCGTCGTCGGTGAGGACCGGTACCGGCTGCTCGGGCACGGCCGGCGGCGACATGCGCTCCATCGGCGACCGGGGGATCTCACCGTCGTCGAGGAGCCACTTCCAGAACTGCTGAAGGCTGCGGTAGTGCTTCGCGGCGGTGGACGGGGACAGCCGGTCGAGCATGTCGCCTAGGAACGCCTCGATGTGCTCGCGGGTGACCGCGGTGACGTTGGTGGGCATGCCCTGAGCGGCGAGCCAGTCGGCGAGGTTCTGCCCGCACCGCAGGTAGCTCTTGATGGTCTCGGGGGACCGGTTCTTGGCTTTCAGGTGCCGCGCCCAGTCCGGCAGCAGGATGCGGATGTCGTCGAGATCGGGCGTTCCGACGGTGGCAACGGGCTCCATGAGGGCGTACAGTACCTCACTGTACGAGCGTTGTGCAGCCTCCTGACGGGCTGTGTACCTTGCTTTTGTGCTGGTGGTGGGGCGGGCGGGACTCGAACCCGCGACCGAGGGATTATGAGCACTTCCCCTCTGAGCGCTGTGCTCACCAGCAAAAACGCAGGTCACCAACGTCCGTACAAGCCAAAGTCCCTTGCTGGACAAAGTTGGCCCGGACGCTCTGACTGAGGTACCCGCCGGGCCTGACGTACAGGAGTACCAGGTGACCGGCACCCTGTTCGACGTCGACGCCCCGAACACTGCGTGGCGCGGCGGAAGCGAAGACCCCATCCCTCTCCTGCTCGGCCGGTGGTCACGTACCGCCGCCCTCTACCGGTTCGTCACGTGCCGGCCGCTCGACGGGCACGCCCGGACCGACGCCACGTTCTGGCACCCCGGCACCCGCGCGCTGACCGTGTCGAAGCGGGTCATGCCCTACCAGTACTGGGCGGGCTGGAAGCGTGGCCTGCTCATCACCCGCGTCCCGCCGTTCCTGCTCGCACCGTGGACCGCCGTGAGCGTCGCTGAAGACGCCCTCAACCTGACCGACGTCTTCCACTACCAGTCGCCGTTTTGGCTGTCGTGGGAAGCGTCAGCGGTCGGGTGGGCCCCCCTCGCAGGGTTCGCCGGGTGGCGCGGCGCCCGCTACGTGCGGGACTACCGGCATGACCGGGACTACCTACGGCCGGTCCTCAACGGCGCCGTGGCGATCCTGAAGACCCGCGACGGCATCAAGGTGGACCTGCCCCGCCCGCTCGTCCGCGGTGACGAGCAGGCCACCGGCACCCTCGGGCTGCCGTCGAACCACCCGATGGCCGAGGGCGACCGCGACAACCTCATCGACATGGTGCGGCAGCGGCTGTCGAACCCCGCCCTCGACGCCCGGTTCAACATGCAGGGGCGCCACCCGCACATGGAAATCTTCACGCCGCCGCAGCCGCCCGAGCGGGTCGGCTGGGACGTCATGTTCGAGAAGGCCAACACCAACTCGCCGCACCTCGGCGAGTCCGCGACCGGTGCGGTCCGGTGGGACCTCGGGGAGTCCAGCCCCCACATCGGCGTGGTTGGCGGGACAGGGTCAGGCAAGTCCGAGCTGGTCGCGTGGGTCGTGGGACAGTTCATGCGCGGCGGCGCCGGGGTGGCTGTCCTCGACCCGAAGGGCACGTCCCACCGGTGGCTGATGAATGTCCCCGAGGTGCTGTACTGCGGGACACCGGCGGCGCTGACCGACGCGGTCATGGCCATCGACGCGGAACTGTCCCGGCGTGCCGCGGCCAACAAGGACGCGGCGGCGGACATTGACTTCCCCCGCCTGGCTGTCCTGGTCGAGGAGCGGAACAGCCTGCAGGACGTCCTTCGGCAGCACTGGAAGGAAACCGCCCCCAGCGGCCGGCGCGGCGAGCAGGCTCCCGCAATCGGTGCCCTCAACCGGATCGGCAGCATGGGCCGGTCGCTGAACATCACCCTCGTGATGGCCGGGCAGGAGACGGCGCAGCAGTACATCGGCACCCGCTCCAACTACGGGGCGTGGGCGGTCGCCGGTCGAATGGCCCCGAACCACTGGCGGACCATCATGGGCGCGGGCGGGAAGAAGCCGCCGATGGGTGTGCAGCCCGGCCGGTTCGGCTACGTCGTCGGCGGGCACGCGGTCGCATTCCAGGCGGCGTTCCCCGACGTGAAGCACGACCCGGACACGCTCACCCGGTGGGCGACCAGCGGGGAGCGGATGTGGTCCGCCGCGACCCTGCTGCAACAGTACGAGGAAACGCATAACAGCAGGTCAGAGCCTGTTGCAGCAGACGATGACACGCACGAACTGGTGACGTTGCGGGACATGGTCACCGACGCGGTGACGATCGTGATGCTGCGGACGTGGCGGAACCGGTACCCGGACTTCCCCGACGCGGTCGAAACGCGGGGCCGTGAGCAGTGGTTCGACCGGGCTGAGATGGCCGCGTGGATCGCGCAGCGGACGGGCGGCGACGATGCGTAAGGTCATGAAAACGGTGTGCTGGTTGGTGTTCCTCGCGTTCATCGGCCTGTCGAGCTTCGCGAACTGGGAGCACGGCACCACCCGGATCTCCTCGTTCATGCTCGCCGTTGTGCCCGTCGGTTTCGCCGCTTCCGTGTTCATCCTGGAAGGGCTCATCTCGGCGCAGAAGGCGAGCCGGTCGACGTTCGCCGCGATCGGGTTCGTTGCCCTCGCCTCCGGTGTCGCCTCATACCTCGGGCTGTTCGGCATGGCCCGGGACGCAGGCATCCCGCTCGTGCAGGCGGCCCTGCTGCCGCTGTCCTTCGACGGTGTTGTCCTGGTCGCGTCGATGGGCATCCGCGGTTTCAGCCCGGCCCACGTCCCGACCCGGCCACGGTCGGTGTCCCGGACGAAGGCGGCGGCTGTCCCAGCAGCGGCCAACCCGGTCACGGCGGCTGTCCCGGAAGTGTCCGGGCCGAATGACAAGCGGGACAAGGCTTTCCGGATGCTCGCCGAAGGCCGGGACAAGAGCGACGTCGCCCAGACGGTGGGTGTCTCGGTGCGAACCCTCAACCGATGGATCACGCAGAAAGAGGAAGCCCCCAATGTCAACTGATGTCGCCGCCCTCAACGCGGTCAGGGTCCCCAGCTACGCGATCCCGATGCTCACCGCCGCGTTCACCCTGGTAATGATCGCGTTGGCCCTCTACATCACCGAGCCGGTCGTCTGGTTGGCACCGGGCTCGTGGCTGGCCCTCACCGTCCAGTCGTTCCACGTCACTCGCGCTCGGCGGGCGACGGCGGTCGTGGTGAAGGAACTCATCGAGGAGGCGAGTCGCTGATGTGTGTTGTGTGCGCGCCCATGGTCCTGCCGATCCTCGGCACGCTGATGCTGATCCTGGCCGGCCTGTGCATCGTCTTGGAAGACCTCGCGTCGATGCTGTGGCGGGTGGCCCGCGCGGTCGGCACGGTGGTGTGGCGGTGGCTGACCGGGGCGGTCATGTTCAAGCCGTACGGGGTCACCGACCGCGAGTTCTGGGACAGCGCGGAGGACAGCCCCACCGTGACACGCGGGGTACGTGCGGCGGCCCGGGTGGCCGCGGTGGTGTGGGTGGCTGGTTTCGCCTTCTACCCGGTGCCCGCCCTGCTGACGGTGGGGACGGCGACCGCCCTCACGGGGGGCTTCGTCGGCTACCGGAGAGTCACCGCCGGCCGGGCAGTTGAAGGGCCCGTCCGGGTGAAAGCTCAGATCGGGCGGTGACAGCGGGGACGGGGAGGGGCGGGGTTATCCCTGCCCCTCCCCGTCTGTGTCCGTCCGGTGCTGTTTGATCCACCGCTCGACGTCGGTGGAGCGCCACACCTTCCCGATGGCCAGTTCCCGCCACGGGTCGGGGAAGTTCTTCCGACCGATCAGCACGTACGCGCGTTGCCGGGAGACGTTCAGGCGCTGCCGGATTTCCTCCGGTCCCATCGGGTACAGCTCCTCGGCCATAACTCAGAACGTAGACACCGCGTGATCTTGACGTGGAGGAAACTGTCTGAAGCACTCTGTACGGGAGAGTTGTCACGGCGTAACCTCCCCGGCATGAGGCGGGTGGGTCGCTGGGCCTGCGAACCGCGGCCCGCCCCCTCCCTTCATCGCAGGAGGAGACATGGCGGACGAGCGCCCCGGGCAGGCCCTGACGCGGGCTGACCTCGAAGACGACGAAGATCTGTCACTCGGCCGCGCCTACCTGCGCGCCCTGGCCGAGATCAGCGAGGACATGACCGAGATCGCCCCCGGTGTGTGGCACGCAGAGAAGCGCGGGGGAGAACGCGGCTTCTGGATTTAGGAGAAGTAGACGGTCACGATGATCGCGCCGACCGTGCCCGCCCCGCCGCTCCGCGCGGACGTCGAAGCCCCGTTCGAGGCCCCCGATCCGCCGCCGCCGAACTGGCGCCCAGCGGCGCCGACGGCGTCGGACCGTCCGGTCTGCCCCCCGGAGATGTGCGAGGGCCCACCGTCACCGCCGCGCTGCTGCGTCCCGCCGACCGACCCGAACGCCACACCCGACCCGCCGGGCACGCCGGGGATCGACACGTCACCGCCCGAGCCGCCGCCGCCACCCGCGCGCAGGGTCGCATCGGACGACAGGTTCGCCACGGACGACGCGGTGCGGGTGCCACCGCCACCGCCACCGTTCGCCGTCATGTGCGCCCCGAACGACGTGTTGCCGCCGTTCCCGCCGTTCCCGGTCCCCGCGGTGCCCGCCGCGCCGATGGTCATGGCGACGGTTGAGGCGAACGTGGACGCGTTGAACCAGCCGGACCGGTATTCGCCGCCGCCCCCGCCGTCCCCGAGCGACCACTGCGACGTGGACGTTGCCCCTGCGCCACCACCAGCGCCACCGGCGCCGACGCATTCGAGGAACACGCGGTGCGCACCGGCCGGTTTCGTCCACGTCGCCGAAGCGGTGTAGACGGTCCGGGTGGGCCCGTCGATGTAGTTGTCGACCCGGTCGTCGACGACACCGAGCGACGTTTCGACGGCGTTCGCCAGGTCGGAGCCGAGGGACGCCCCGTCTGGGGGGTCTCCTGCTTCCTGGTAGGGGAAGCCGTATCGGGTGGTCGTGTCGGCCATAGCTGCGCTTCCTTAGGTTGGGACCGTGAACCGGCCGAGGATGCCCCACGAGGAGCCGAACGTCAGGATGGACACTGCGTCCCCCACGGCGATCAGGGCGGCGTCAGAGCTTGTCAGGATGGGCAGGTTCACGAGGATCGATTCGCCTACCTGGATCTGGTTGGCGTACGTCACCGAGTTCCAGGCGAGGACGGTGCCCTGCCGGTAGCCGAGGGCCTGCGGGCCGCCGGCCGCGAGGAGCGGTGACAGGTCGTCTGAGCGGGCCATCACGCCTCCCCGATCAACACGCCGGTCTGCTGCCGTGTCGTCCCGGTCTGGGGTTGCACGGCGGTCAGGGGCACGGTCAGTGTTTCGATGATGTGGATTTCTTCGCGCCCGTGCAGCTTCACCCGGATCGGATCCCACGGTTCGAGGGCCGGGTTCGGGACGTTCGCGAAGTCGACGGAGTACGGCAGCCCGAGGTTTTGCCGTAGCAGGTTCTCCGCGGCGCGTTGCGCCTGCCCGAGGTTCGTGATGAACGGCGACGAGTAGAAGCGCGGCACCCGGCCGAAGTCGCCGTACCAGTAGGTGGGGGACAGGAAGTTGTCGTCGATGGCGAGGGACCGGAACGGGGTGTCGGTGTCGAACGCCTCAGACGTGGCGACGACCCCGTTGTAGACGCCCTCACGGGACAGGTCGCGGGACATCTGGATGAGCACGCCACCTGCGCCCGAGTCGCACGTCCACACGGGCGTGGTGGTCGTCGGCTGCTCTTTGATGACGAGGATCCCGCGGTGGTCCCAGTACCAGATTTTGCCGACCGAGGTGATCAGGTCATCGAGGAACTGCCACCGGTCTTCCTCGGCCAGCACCGTGCGACCGAGGGCTTGGTTTTCGGTGCCGTCGTCCCATTCGATCTCACCGAACCCGTACGCGTTGACCACGAGGAACTCCACCACCTCGCCGTACGTCCACGTCGGGCCGAACTGCTCGGGGCTGGTCAGCCGGGCGTCGATCAGGCCGGCCATGCGGTCCGAGGCAGAGATGCGGATGGGGCCGTCGGGTGCCTCGTCCTGCTCGACGGAGTCGATGCGGTAGTACCCGAGCCCCACGTATTCGATCTGCCCGCCGCCGTAGTCGAGTCCGCGGCGCACATAGATTTCGGTGCCGAACGGCGCCAGGCGGTCTGAGGCGCGGCGGGGGAACAGGCCGGTCCCCTCGACCTCCAACGCGAGGGTGCTGCGGATCTGAGCCTTCGCGTCGAAGCGGACGTCCCCGTCGATGATGGAAAGTTCGGTGGTGTTCGCCGGGGCGACGCCGGTCTGCCCGTTGTCGAGGGCGAGGGCCTGCGCGGTGGCGCGGTGGGATCCGCGGACAGCGGCGAGGAACCGCGCGCTGACGGGCCTCACGGCACGATCACCGTGTCGGGGTCGGCGACGTAGTCCGCCACGGCAGCCCACGAGCCGAACGCGGACAGGACATCCGACCAGTTGCCGAACTCAGCGACGAGGGCTTCCCACGTCATGGTGGCGCCGACCACGCCGGGGCCGGGCGGGGCAACCACAGTCATCGGCAGGTCGAACCAGCGGCGCGCGCTGCTGTGCCCGAACCGGCGGCGGGTCATGGTGCCCACGACGACGTACCCGCCGGGGATGTCCCGGCCGTCCGGTGGCACCTGAATGTAGAGCGGGTCGCCGCCGGCGAGCACCAGTTCGAGGGCGTCGGCGTCGGACACCGAGTCGGCTTTCAGGGTCATCTCCCACTGCCGGGCCATCCGCACATCGGTGATCGCCACCGGCGCGGACCGGCCGATGATGGGGAACACCCCGTTGCGGGCCTCGCGGGTGATGTCCGAGTGCGACACGACCGTGACCGGGCGGTTGAGGAACGGCCGGCTGATCGACTTCATCCACACCTCGGCCTGCACGGGGGTGATGCTGCTCTGCCACACGTCGGTGCCGTCATCGATCCGGTAGTGATTCACCACGCCCGGGGAGAATTCGTAGTCGTCCAGCGACGCGGCGCCGGCGACGATAGGCACAGCCTCACCGCCGCGGACCGTCGTCCACGACAGGGTGTTCAGCGACTTCTCGAACAGGGCGGTACCGGCGGCGAGTCCGGTACCGGCGATCCGCACGCGGGAAAGGGTGGTGTCGAGGGTCAGGTTGATGGCCATTAGGCGTGTGCCCCTCGCATCGTGGACCGACGCTTGAGGTCCCGGTTGGTCAGCTTGATGACCTTCACGACCTCATCAGCCAACTGGATGTGGAGTTCGTAGACGTCTCCGCCGCCGGTCAGTTCCCGGTTGGGGGTGACCGTGCCGTTGCCGCCCATGGTGACCACCTCGGGGCCGCGCTCACCGACCAGGTACGACCGACCAGCAGACACGGGCCCACCCGACGCGCGCCGGCCGCTGACGCCGGGGATGCTCGCGATCTGCCGGGTGATCCCCGCGACGACCTGCCCCACGTTCGACCCGACGGAGATGTAGACCTTCTCGTCTTTGATCGCGCGCAGGGTGCGGGCGACCTGCTGCGCGACACTGCCGACGTTCGACCACGCCTCCACCCGCACCCGCCGGTCTTTGATCGCGGCGAGCTCACGGTTCGCCTCAGCCCGGAACTTCGAGAACTTCTGCTGCGCCGCCGCGAGTTTCGGGCCGACGCCAGGCACCCACGAGAACGCCGCGGCGGCACCGTCGAGGATCCGCCCGAACTCGTTGATGACCTTCACCCGGAACTCGCGGAACCGGTCGGCGCTCTTCGTGATGAAGTCGCGGATGGAGCCGTACCAGGACGCCAGCTTCGCGATCGCCCCGCCGATCCCGACGATCACGTTGGTGACCAAGTCGATCAGGTCAGCGAAGAACTGGTTCGTGTCGTCGCCGTTGCTGCTGATCTGCTCGAAGAACAGCGAGATGGCCTGCCCGATCTGGGGGAGCTTGTCGGCGAGGATCCGGAACAGCGGAACGGACGCCTTGACGGCCTGCTCGATCCCGGGCATGGCCGTCTTGAGGAACTCGGCGAAGGCCGGCCCGAGGTCGTCGATGACGGGGGCCAGGGCCCGCGCGATCCGGTTCACCGCCGGCCGCAACTCGTCGAGCACCTTGTTCAGCACCCCCGCCGCCCGAACAAGCGGGCCCTCGAAGGGCTTCCCGAACTCCTCGAACAGTTGCTTCGCTCGGGTCTTCAGCGGGGCGAACGCGGCCACCACCGCAGGGTTGTTGATCGCCGACTTGATGCCCAGCGCGAGCGCACCACCACCCAACCCGAGGAGCACAGCCGAGGAGATGGCGGCGCCGATGACCGGCGCGAGGGCGACCGCCAGGCCGGCGCCGAGCACCCCCGCGACCAGCTTGCCCATCGGCGGGAGGGCTTCGATCAGCCCGGACAGGCCGCTCGCGACTTTGTCGCCGAGCCCGAGGGTTGACTTCTTGACGTTGTCGCCGAACCCCTTGATAGCGCGTTCGGCCTGCTTCGCCTCACGCTTGACGCCCTTGCTGTCACCGTCGAACCTGATCTTTACGGTGCGTTCGCCGCCGGCCATCACGCCCCCGCAGAGTATTTGCGGATGATCTCGTCAGCGGCGTCGAGCCACCGCTTCTGAATCTGCACCCGGTTGTCGTCAATGGACTGGAAGAACCAGTACGACCCGCGGCCCACGTGGGGCTTGTACTGCTTGAGCCGGGTCGCGCCGAACTCGGAGCCGAACAGCAGCTTGTAGGCGGGGGCACGGTTGCTGCCCAGCTTCCGGTTACCACCGGCCACCACCACCGGCAGCCGATCGCGGGCGGCCCGCACAGTCGTCGCGACGAGTGACGCCTGACGGCCCTCGTTGATACCGGCTTGGCGCGCTTCCGCGGCGATCGTCTTCGACAGGTCGAGCGCGGCTTTCCGCAGTTCGACGTTCGCGTCCTTCGGCAGCGCGCGCAGGGCGGCGAGGACTTCCCGAACCCCGTCGATGTGGATCCGGACGGTGAGCGTTGAGCTGGTCGCCATTACCCCTCCGCCCGGTCCTTCGTCTCTTCCAGCAGTTCCCAGTAGGTGGCTTTGACCCGGTCATCCCACCGGGCCACCACGTCGTACGGCACCTGAGTTGACAGCGCCAACGCGACATCCCGTCGTGTCAGGCTGCCGGCCGGGTAGGGTCCGGCTCCTCCTGATCGTCGGCGAGGGTCAGGTCCGCACCGTCCTCGAACTCTTTGAGGGAGCCGGTAAACAGGCCCTGCCGTACGGCCGCCTGGTAGGCCACCGCGTACAGGTCCGTCGCCCGGTAGTCCTGTTCGAGCTGGCGGAGCGTGGCACCTTTCGTGACCCGCTCCCACTTCGAGATGTCCCGCGTGGTGGCGACCACCTCGTACGGGTCACCGTCGTCCGGGTTGATTTTGAAAGTGAACATCGGACCGTCCTCCCCTGAATCCGTTGCTGTGTAACGGCTAGACGCTCTGCGCGAACGTCGGCTGGTCGACGACCTCGAACGTGGCGTCGAATGCCTTCCACTCCCCCGCCTCTCCACCGAACTCGACGGGGACGGGGATGAAGTTGACGGTGGCCTTGTCCTGGCCGGCGCCGGCCTTCGCCTGAATCACGATCTCGATCGCGACGCCTGCGACGGCCGCGTCGTCGAGGGCGTCAGCTAGGCCACCCGTGCCGCGGTCCTGGTGCCCGGCGAGTTCGAGGGTCCACGACGTGGTGTCGCGGTCCTTGTCGACGCCGCCGAACGTGCGCATCGTCTGCGTGGGGGTGTCGGGGACGAGGCGGGCCTTCGACACCTGGTTGGTGTAGGCCACGTCATCGATCGTGACGGTCGGGTTGCGGAACACCATTGCGCGTGCGTAGGCCATTTCAGGACTCCCTGACGACGGTGAGGAACATTGCTTGCAGGTCGCCCGCTTCGGTGGCGACAAGCCCCGGTTCGATCCGGGTGACGAAACCGAAGTCGGCGAGCCCGTCGGAGATGGGTTCGTGGTGCGCGTCGAACCACTGGGACGCCTTCACCTCGTCGGTGGGGAGGATGACCACCACCCGCCACGTCGCCTGGAACGCGCCCGCTTCCGGGTTGTCGAGGACTTCGAGGAGCGGCCACGCGTCGCCGGTGGCCATCGTGTTCGGCCGGTACATGAAGCCCTTCACCCCGCCGATGGCGGACAGGGCGTCCTTCAACTCTTGCCGGTCCCCGGTGAGGCTCATCCCGCGATCAGCTTCCTGTGCGACGCCTCGAACCGGCGCACTTCGGCGTCCCGCGCCGGGGGCAGGGTGTCGCCGCTCTGCGAGTCCCCGCGGAGCACCATCAGGGGTAGCTTCCGCAGGGCCAGGTTCCGGGCCACGCGGCGCAGGAGGGCCTGTCGCAGGTCCGCCGGGTAGGTGGCAGGGACACGGCACGCGGACCGCTGTGCGGCCGCCTCAGCGTCCAGAGCGTCTTGGATTTCGTCGTCCGTCCACGAGTTGTCGCCGAGGTACCCGAGGTCGTCGGGGTCTTCCCGGTCGGGGTCGGCGCCGCGCAGGTCGACCAGGTTCGGGAACCCGGCCGCGTCGACCACAGCGGTGATGTTCGCGGTGAAGTGGATCGCGCCCTCGGACGAGGTGACCGACGCGACCCACCGGCCGGGGGCGTCGACGGTCAGGGACCACGCGTACGGGTCGCCGACCGTCGCCCCCACCGTGTCGCCGTCGGGGTTGGTGACCAGGACGCTCGCCACGGCGTCAGAGGTCACGCCGATGTGCCAGACGTCATCAACGCCCAACTCCTGCGCGGTCTCCGTGGTGGCGAGCATCCCCGGTCCTCCTCTCAGTTCCTGGTGCTCTTCCGCGGTGCCGGCCGCCGCAGCTCGGCGAGTTCCGCTTCGAGTTCGGCGATCCGGGCCTTGAGCCGCTTCACCTCGGCGAGAGCCCGGATGCCCTCTGCGATCTTCGCCATGGCTTAGACGCTCGGGTCGTAGATGACCTGGCGGACACCGGTGATGTCCGTGTTGGCGTTCGCGTAGTTGGCGTACAGGCCCAGCGTCACGAACGAGAGCTGCGGGATGTTCGCCGTCTGGACGGTCGCGCCGAAGTCCCAGAAGAGACGCTCGGGAGCGCCCGCCCACGACATGACCACGGCCGGGTCAAACAGCCACGAGTTGACCGGGGTGGTGCTCGGGGTGCCGAGCGCGTACGCCGGAACCGCCGTGGTGCCGCCGATCTCGATCGTCCGGTAACGGGTCGCCGTGGTGCCGTTGGCGTTGCTGGGGGCGATCTGCGGGTACAGCGGCCGCCCGGCGTCGTCGTCCACCCGGGCCAGCACGCGATAGAGCGCCTGGTGAACGGCGAACCCGGTGTAGCGCTGCCCGCCGCGGGCGAAGTTCAGGTCGGCCAGGGCCAGTTCCAGATCGTTGACCGTGGTCTGGTCGTTGTCGTTGGTGGGGCTGGCCGCCGGGGTGCCCGTGAGAGTGATGTCGGCGGCAGCGGTCAGCGTGTTCAGGAACGTCGCGATCGCCGTCTCGCGGGCTTCGTAGAACGACCGGAGCATCTGATCCCAGAGGATGCCCGACAGCGCCGGGGTGCCCGGGGAACGCCAGAGCTGGCGGGTGATCTCGACCTTGCCCCAGAGCTGGCCCGGGGTGATGGTCTGCGTCTCCGTGACCATCGTGCCGCCCGCGGGCTCCGTCTTCTCCGTGGCCGCGCTGACCAGGCCCGAGGCGCTGGTGAACTTCGGCACGTAGAACGGCATCTCGTCGATCGGGCCACGGCCGACCATGTCCCAGAGCGGCGTGGCGTAGTCGCGCTGCGGAACCCACATCTCCGGGCGGAGCGCGGTGACCCGCGTCCCCGGCATGTCGGCGATCTCGACGTCGGCGAACGTACGCCGCACGAAATCGTTCACGCGGTCGAGGGCCGCGCCGGGGCTGGTGTGCTCCGCCGCCGACCTGGCGATGGCGAGCAGGTCGACCGACAGGTCATGCTCGGTGTCCGCGAACGAGTAGGAAGCGATGCCGACCCGCGAGAAGCGGTACGGCAGCGGTTCCACTACCTGCGCGGGCGCGCCCGGGTTCGGGCCGGTGCGGGTCGGGTCGACCGTGGGCCGCGGTGCGGCGGGGTCGGCGGTGGGGCGCAGCGACGCGACGAGCTCGCTGAACTGCTCCCAGCTCATGACGACGGGGGCGGTGTCCGGCGCGGTAACAGCCGGGGTCTCCTCCGTGGTGACTTCCTCCGGCATGCCGGACCCTCCTTGGTTTGCCGCCACCGAGATGAGGCGGGCGTCTGTGAATGCCGGCCGGGCGGTGAACGCCACGCCGGTCAGGTTGGCCATGCTGACGAGCACGGTCCCGGGGTTGTCCGGGTCGGGGCTGGTGTCAGCGGCGTCAATGTCGACCTCGACGGACAGGCCGGTCTTCTTACCGGCGAGGGCCGCGGCGAGGGCCTTGTCACCGGGGGCACCGTCGAAGACTTTGAACGTCATGACGAGACCGTCGTCAGTGGGCTCGGCCGACACGGCCCGGCCGAGCTTCATCGAGGAGACGTGCTCGTCGTTCAGGCGGATGTACTTGGCATGCCCGTACTTGAGGGAGTCCGCCGAGAACCGCCACGTGTTGCCGTTGGCGTGCCGGCCGATCTTCCCCCACGGGACGACGACGCCGCGCATGGTGCGACGCTCGCTGTCCACCGAGAAGGTGGCCGCGGTCAACCCGTCGAACTCAAGCTGCTCCATCGAGTGCACCTCCCAGCGTGGACGGCACCCGCCGCGGCTCCCGAACGGGGAGGACAGGAGCCGCGGCGGGCTGCTCAACGGCGCGCGGGGGTTTGCCCTCTTCCTCGCGGATCTCCGCGGGGTCGGTCGCGCCCATCGCGTGGTAGATCGCTTGGACCTCGGCGCGGGTCTTCGGGTCGGCCTTCAGGTAGTCGTCCAGGCTGAACTTGATCGTCAGGCCGGGCCGGGTCACGTCGGGCATGTTGAGCCGGTCCGTGATGGCGTCCATGTACGGGGCGAAGACGGTGTTGATGCGGTCCTGGCGCCTGTCCACCGCGTTCTGGTAGGTGCGGGACGTCGTCGACACGCCGAGCTCTTCCGGGTCGACGCCCATCATGATCGCCAACTGCAGGTCGGTGCGCTGCTGCATCTGCAGCAACTGCAACTCGGTCGGCGTCGGGTCCTGGATGGTGTTGTAGGCGACCCCGGCCGGTACGTACCCATCGACGTTCTCGGCTCGGGCGCGGCGCCAGTCGGCGAGGAACTCCGCGATGTCGTCGTCCGAGCCGGGGTCGACACCGTCGGTGGGGGCGAAGTAGCCGCGCATCTTCGGCGACGACGCGAGCAGGTCGGCAACCTCGTCGAGGACCAGGGCGCGGCGGATGACCCGCTCACCGACGTCGAGGATCCCCGGGTTCGGGGAGTCGAACCGGATCACCTGGTCGAACGGGACCGGGTGACCCTCCATCCAGATGACACCCTCCGTCGGCAGGTCAGACGGCAGATAGCCCTTCTGATACGACGCGGGGGCCTGCAGGCTGACCGTGTCCGGCGCGTACCGGGCGACCTGCGAGGGCCGGCCGAACTCGTCGAAGCCGGTGACCCGCCACCACGCGACCGCGTCGAAGACCAGATCTTCGAGGAGTTGGGAGATGGCGACACCGTTCGGGACGTTCGGGTCGTGCTGCGTCAGCAGGGGCAGGTTCACCCGCCGGTTGTCGAGGTTCGTCGCGATCAGCGGCAGGGTACTGATCGAGCAGATCAGGTTCCGGCCCTTGAGCACGCCGGGCACGGACAGGGCCTGTTTCCGGTCGACGCCACAGAGTTTGTCCATGCGCCACGAGATGAGCTGTGGTAGCTGACCGGCGTCGAACATCAGCCGCACGTCCTGCTTCCGGGCGGACGCGGGCGCGCCGGTGAACCACGCCCGCATCCGGTCAGCCACACCCATAGGTGGGATGGTACAACACTCAATACAAAACGGTGCAGTCTCGTTACTCGGGGGGCAGCACCATCCGCATCCGGCCCGGACCCGGCATCACCGTCTGCGCCAGGAACGCCGCGCCGGCCGCCGCGTACAGGGCGTCGACGTCACCGTCGCCCTGGCGGGAGAACACCCACGCGTCACCACGCCGGGCCTTCTCCGCCGCCTTGACGTTCTCGTCGAGGAGCGGGTCACCAGAGTGGACCAGGCGGCGGCCGGCGGCGAGCGACGCGATGCCCATGCACACCTGCGTCAACTCGCCCCGGATTTCCTGCACGTTGATCCCCCGCGGTGGCCACTCCGCCCGGCCCGACTGGCCACGGTCCGCGAGTTTCGCACCGACCGACGCGGCCGGCCCGGACGGCAGCCACCCGAACGCGCGCGGTCGCACCCGGGCGACCAGGGCGGGCAGGTCACGGACTGCCTGGTCGGCGCAGCCTCGGCCCTCCCACGCCTCGACCGCCTCAACCCGCACCCTCCCGTCGGGCAGCAGGGCCGCGGCGTACAAGGTGCAGTGCTGCATCGACGGGGCCACATCGAAGCACAACGCCACACCCTTGCGTACGCCGTCCAACGTGCCCGGGTCCAAACAGCCCGACCAGTCATCAGGGTCGATCGCCGGGTCATCAAGGTCGACGCGGATGCACAACTTCTCCGTGCGGAAGCCGGCCGCCGCCTCACCACCCATGCGCATCTTCCGGCGGGCCTCGTTGATCAGGTCGTCCAGCGACCGGGCGTTCGTGTCCCACCCGGTGCGCGGGTTCGCCTGCAGGATCGCCTGCGGATCGTCCAACTCGGCTTCCGGGGGCGCGCTGTACTCGATCAGGCCGAGCCGGTAGTCACCGCCGCCGTTCTCGATGTGGTCGCGAGCGGCGTCCTGCATTTCGTTCAGTACCACCGACCGGCGTGACCCGGCGTTCGACAGGGCCCAAATCTGGGAGTCCCACAGCGAACAGGCCGGTTCCATCGCGTCCCACGCCTCATACGTGTAGTGCTGGCGGAGCTCGTCGGCGACAGCCCGGTTGATCGTCAGCGACCGGCCGCCTTCCTCGTTCGCCGGCGCGATCAGGTAGCGGGCCTCATGGATCGACCACGACTCGACCTCACCGTTCGTCTGCCGGTACCACTTCTTCCCCGGCTCGTGCTGCGCATCCAACCAGCGGGTGTGTGTCACCAACTTCCGGGCCTTGTTCCACGACTCTTTCGCGTACCGCAGCACCGTCGACGTGCCCAACGTGACCGGGTACCGCTTGCTGAACTGCCAGTACGTGGACAGCAGGACGGGCAGTTCCGTCTTCCCGTTCTGCCGGGCGACGAGGAGCAGCACGATCCGGAAGCGTGGGCGCCCGTCGGGCAGCAACTCCATGGCGTGGATCGCCGAGAAACGCTGCCACGGCAGCAGGGTCCGGCCGATCCGCACACACCACCGCTCGAACTCGAACCCTTCCGTCGTGTCCTCGGTGAGCGCACACCCACACCCGCACGGGCCGGGCTCACCTGTGACGAGGGGCGGCGTGAACAGGCGTGGGGTGACCGCACCACGGGTGAGTGTTTGCGGTTCGGCTACGAGCGTCACAGCGGCCCTCCGGAAGGTCGGGGAGAGAGAACGGACAT